AACGATGTTCGATACGCTGTGCGAACTGGTCCCGCGCGACTCCGACTATCCGGATCGCGTTCGCCAACTCTCAATTCTTAATCGCGTCCTGGATGGGACGCTATACGACGCTTTGCCGCACCACTTTCATGAGGAGCGCGGGCCGGGAGGCGAATACATCCCACTTCGACAGCGGCGCCCGAGCGTGAGATACCCGCTTTGCCGCATCGTGGTCGAAGACAGCGTCTCGCTGCTGTTCAGCGAGGGTCACTTCCCGACGATCGACAGTACAGACCCGGTCATCCGCGATGCGTTCGCCGGCATCATCAAGGAAACCCGCCTCAACTTTACCATGACCGAGGCCGCCATGAAGGGGTCGGTCGGGTCAGTTGCCCTGCTATTGAGGGTGCTCCAAGGACGGATCTTCATTGACGTGCTGGATACAATGTATCTGACGCCAAGCTGGGACCCCCGGGCGCCGGATACGCTTGCCCGTGTCGACGAACGCTACAAGGTCTCGGGCGCTGACCTGATCAAGAACGGCTATGAGGTGGACGATCCCGGGGGGCAATACTGGTTTGCGAGAAGCTGGGATTCAGCGAAAGAAACCTGGTTTCAACCTTTGCCCGTCGGATCGCAGTCCGCTGCCCTGGTGGACACCGCCAGGACTGTCTCGCACCGGCTTGGCGCCGTTCCCATCATCTGGATCAGGAACCTGCCCGGGCTGTCGGTGACCGGGGATCCCTGCGACGGCGCCTGCACATTTACCGCCGCGACTCATTCACAGGTCGAGATCGACTATCAGCTTAGTCAGGTCGGACGCGGACTAAAGTATAGCAGCGATCCCACACTTCTCTTGAAGGATCCCGCGCTGCTGGATGGCGATCTGATCAAAGGTGCCGGCAACGCCCTCGTCGTTTCAGAAAAAGGCGACGCGCGCCTTCTGGAGATCGGGGGCACCGCATCAAGCGCGGTCATCGAGTATGTGCGCACCTTGCGTGAACTCGCCTTGGAAAGCATCCATGGCAATCGCGCAAGTCCGGAACGCATAACCTCAGCCCAGTCAGGCCGGGCGCTCGAATTGCTGAACCAGGGTCTGATCTGGTTGGCAGACAATATGCGAACCAGTTACGGCGAGGCCGGTTTGTTGCAACTCGCCCGAATGATTGTCCGTGCTTCGCAGGTCTACACCCTGCTGGTGTTCGGGCAGGAGATTGCCCCAATGGACCCCGGGGCGCTGCTCGGCCTCAAGTGGCCGCGGTGGTATCCCACCACGGCCGAGGACCGCCAACGGGACGTGCAATCGCTCACCTCCCTGGTAAGCGCCGGATGCATAAGCCGCGAAACAGCGGCACGCGCCATCGCAGCCTGTTACGATATTGAGTTTTTCCCGGAGGAAGCCGATTCCGGGGACGTAGACGAAACACCATGAGTCGGAAATGGATGATCAACTGGACAACGAGCAGCAGACTACTCTGGAGCAACCGGCCAATGAAGAAATAGACAAGCTACGTGCGGAATTTCAGACACGCCTGGTAACCGCCAATTTACGCACCGAAGCTTTCAGAGCCGGCATGATCGACCTGGATGGCTTGAAATTGGTCGATCTGTCCGCTGTTACACTAGACGCAAACGACCGGCTCGTAGGCGGCCGCAAGCTTATGGACGACTTGCGACGCGACAAGCCTTGGCTTTTCGGAACATCTTCATCATCCAGTGCCGCCGTTGCTCCCGCTTCGCAACCGGTTCGACAGAAAACCGCGCTTGAGATGACCGACGAAGAATACGCCGCAGCCCGCGCCGTTCTTACGAAACATCGATTTTAATCATCCGTCACGCCTGACGACAGCATCCGACATAGATAGGACCATTGATGGGCATCCAGAATTTTCCGACCTCGCTGCAACCAATCATTCAGCAGGGCTTTCTTGAGCGCGAGTTTGCTCAGGCGCTCCGCTCGAAGCTTGGTTATCGCGCGTGCGCCGACCGCGTAAACATCGCGGTGGGGATTGGTGAAACGCTGACCAAAACCCGTGCCGGCCTGAAACCGACCGTGACAACGCCGCTTGCGCCGGCAACGAATACTAACCTCGACAACGGACTCACGCCGTCGACTTGGGGGGTCGAGCAGTTCACGATCACGATCAATCTCTACGCGGCCACCACTGACCTGAACGTCGTCGCAGAGCGGGTCGGCATTGCGTCCCAGTTTCTGCAGAATGCTTACGTCAACGGTGAACAGGCAGCCCGAAGCCTGGATGAACTTGGCAGAAACGCCCTTTTTGCAGCGTACTTGGGCGGCAACACCCGTGTACGGGTCACCCTGTCGGCGGCGGCGGTGACCATCTCGGTCGACGATGTGCGAGGTTTCCAATACGCCTTCGTAAACGGGGTGCAGCAGCCCGTCAGCAGCACGAATACCATGAGTGTTACTGTCGGCTCGGATGTCTATACGCTTGTCGCCGCCGCGGCCGACAGCGTCAATGTATCGACAGCTCCGAATGGCATTTCCGGAACGCTGACATTCTCCAGCAACGTCACGGTTTCAGACGGCACGGCGGGAAACACCGTCCTCGCATCGACCGGGTCGTCGATTGTTCGGCCGTCCCAGCGTGCCAATACATCGTTGATTTTGGCCTCCGACACGCTGGCTATGTCCTGCCTTCTTGATGCGGTCGCCAAGCTGCGGCTGAATGCAGTACCGGAGATTGACGGCGCGTATAACTGCTATCTCGATCCGGTATCGGCGCGCCAGCTCTTCGCAGACCCCGATTTCAAGCAGCTGTTTCAGGGCGCGACGTCGGCCAACCAGGTCTTCAAGAAGGGCATGACCAACGACTTCCTGGGACTGCGGTTTGTTCCCACGACCGAAGCGTTTGTCCAGCCGCATCCAACCCTCAGTGGCCTTATGGTTCGCCGGCCAGTGATCTGCGGTCAAGGCGCCTTGATTGAAGGCGATTTCGCCGGCATGGCAACCAGCGACGTCGCGCCGGAAGATTCAATCATCGTCATGGTGGATGGCATAGCGATGGTTACGCGGGAAGCAATCGACCGCCTGCAACAGATCATTGCCCAGTCTTGGTATTGGATCGGCGGCTTCTGCGCCCCGTCGGACACCACCACAAATCCGACCACGGTCCCAACCGCCACTAACGCTGCGTTCAAGCGAGCCGTGATCGTCGAGCATATCGGTTAACAGCAACACGGAGGCCTTTCCGCCATGCCGATCGGCTCGGTCAGCCCCTTTCGCCCAACTGGCACTGTCAGCATCGCAGCGACCAACGTTTCAGCGAACATTTCGCTGTCCGGCGGCGGTGACAGCGTTGTGGTCACGAATACATCAACCGTCTTGGTCTACATCCGGTTCGGTTCGGATTCTACAGTAACCGCTACTACCGTGGACATGCCCGTCCTTGCGAATAGCCGCCTTATTCTCTCGGTAAACAGCCTTATCCGCTACGCCGCAGCGATTGCCGCCACCGGATCCGGCACCGTGTTGTTCAGCCGCGGTGACGGGTCGACACTGTGAATCCGCTATCCGACGCCGAACGTGTGGATATCCGCAGATTCTGCGGATATCCGGCCTACGGTGCGGCACCGACGGGATTGGAATCGTGGCGCTTCTTCCAGGTCTTCGGGTTGCTGGAATTCCGCTTGAATAACCTTTCCAGCTTCGAGATTGCCGTCGCGCGCCGATACTTAGGGACCCTGCTGTCGCTAGAGTTGGCTGTACCGGCAGCGGCGGGCAATCTTGACACGGACCAGGCGTCCATTTGGACACGGAACAAGTCTGAGGTGAGCGACAGAATGCGATTGCTCGACGAGTGGCGGAGGCGCCTTTGCGGCTTCCTGGGCGTTCCGTCGGGACCTGCGCTTTCCAGCGGCGCGCCCGCGCTGATCGTCTGATCGATGGACAGCCGCAGGCTTCAGGACCGCTTGTATTTCGGCCTGGGATTGTCCGCCGTCCATGTCGGCCAGACGGCGGACGCATTCCGCCCGGCGGGTGCGTTCGACCCGCTTAACAAACAGAACCGTTTCCTGAGATTGCCCGCGGCATTTATGCCCGCGAGCGGTAGTTCAGGCACCACGAACAACTACGGCCAACCGCTGTGGCACGGGGTATTCGACGCGAGCTACACGCAACCAGGCGATTATCTGATCCTGGGCAAGAAGACGTTTTTCATAGCCTCTCAGGAACCGCTTCTGCCGGTGCTTTGCGTCATGGCGAACAGGACGATCTCCGTGACGCGGCCAACGCTGCAAACCGCAACGGGCACTAATCCCTACGGCGGCTTCACCGCCAATAGTTCATCCGCACTCATGACTTCGTGGCCCGCAAGCGTTCTGGGTGAGGATCGAATGACAACGATCACCGCCGATCTGCCTACTGACCAAGCGATCCCGTACTGGAACATCCTGGTTCCCGCCCCGTCCAGCGTTCTACTGACGCCGGGCGACATGATCATCGACGACATTGGCCGAAGCGCGGTCATCTCCGGTTCGGAACTGACGAGTTTGGGTTGGCGTATCGTTGCAAAGATGGCAACCACCTGATGGCAGATCTTTCCGACGTTGAGCAAGCGATTGCGAATAGCGTCACGTTAAGTCTCTATCCGGAGGGATCTTCTCAGTCGAGCGTAGTCGGCGTCCTATGCCGTGTATACCGCGGATGGCCTAACGCTGCCACTTTGAATTCCGATCTCAGCGGGGGTGTGGTGAACGTGACAATTGCGCCTGACAACGAGTCCGGTCAGACGACAACCCGATACTTGCCGGAGTGGCAATATACCCCGGCCCGGCCTGGAACGACCGTCACAGCGGGCGCACTGACCGTGACAATTGGCGGCACTCCGACCACCGGTGATGTGGTAGGGACGCTAGTCGACGGCGCGGCTTACGCGTATCGTATCAAGGGTGGCGATAGTACTGATCTCATCGCCGCCAATCTTGCCCTGCTGATCCAGGCCAATCGGGCGGTCTCGGTCGTAGGTTCCGCCATAACAATACCTGGCGCCGGTTCGATCGTCGCTCGGGCGGTCTGCGACTGTTCAAGCTCTTTTGAGAGCCGGCGGCAGGAGAAGAATCTGCGGGTGATCTGCTGGTGTCCAAGTCCGTCGAGCCGCGATGCAGTTGCAGCGGCTATTGATGCGGCAATGAATCAGGTAGCCTTCCTCGCTCTCGCCGATGGCACCAACGCTCGCGTAACGTATCGAAACACGGCTTGTTACGACCAGGCGCAGAATGCTCTGCTGTACCGCCGGGATCTCCTTTACACCGCTGAGTATCCGACCGTGACGATCCTGGAGCTGCCTTCGATGATTTTCGGGGCGGCCGCGATCAACGGCAATATCACTTATGGTTAGGTATACGCTATGACTCTTCATCTCGTCGTGTCGAAACCTTTTCTGGGCTTCGTCCGGGGCGACACCATTGTCGACGCCGCGAAAATCGCCGAAATACTCGCCTCAGACAATAAGAAGTTCGTGACGAGGGTGGCAGCACCCGTCGCGTTGAAAGGTTAAAGTCTATGCCCATCAGCCAGCTCGGCGCCATCAACACGACGTCGCTTATCGTTCCCGACCTTTATGTCCAGATCGTCCCGCCACAGAATCTTGTTCTAAACGGCGTTCCTACAAATATTGTAGGTGTTGTAGGCACGGCGTCGTGGGGTCCTGTTGATCAGCCAACGATTGTCGGTACTATGGCGGACTATGCCCAATCGTTCGGACCGTTGATGATCAGAAAGCACGATATGGGTACACAGGTTGCCACATCGGTGCAGCAGGGCGCGCAGAATTTCCGATGCGTTCGCGTGACGGACGGCACTGACGCGGCAGCGTATTCACTGGTTCCCGGGTGCAACGCGAGTTTCACTGCAATTTACACCGGCTCTCTTGGAAACAGCATCACGATAACGCTCGGTGCGGGATCTCAGCCGAATACCTGGAAGCTATCGGTGCTGCTTTCCGGCTATACGCCGGAGATCTATGACGGCCTGACCGGAAACGGTGCAGCTTTCTGGAACGGACTCGCTGCGGCGGTTAATACGGGTCAGGGGCCGCAACGCGGACCATCTCATTTAGTTATCGCCAGTGCGGGCGGCACGACCGCATCGCCCGCAGCTTTTTCGTTCGTTCTGGGCTCCACGAGTTCCGGCGCCGACGGTGCGACTCAGGTAGGCAGCGGGCAACTCGTCGGTGTCGACACGTCCACCCGATCCGGGATGTACGCCCTGCGAGGACAAAGCTGCGGTCTTGCCTTGCTGGCCGACTGTGACGATGCTACCACGTGGAATACACAGGCCGGGTTCGGGCTACAGGAGGGGATTTATATGATCCTCACCACGCCGACAGGTGACACCATCACCAACGCAGTTGCGACCATCGCGCAGGCCGGACTCGACAGTTATTCCGCCAAACTGATGTTTGGCGACTGGCTATGGTGGTCGGACCAAGTCAATTCTGTTGTCCGACTGGTATCGCCGCAGGGATTCGCGGCAGGACGCCTGGCAAATCTCTCACCCGAGCAGTCGAGTCTTAATAAGCCGATTTATGGTATTATCGGCAGCCAGCGAACCGGCACGCCCGGTTCCGGCCAAAACTCAGCCTATTCATCCGCTGATTTGGGTGCTCTCCTGGCCGCCGGCATCGATATCATCTGCAATCCACAGCCGGGCGGGTCCTACTGGGGGGTGCGGGGCGGAGTGAATTCGTCATCAAATCCTGCAACCGATGGTGACGACTATACCCGATTGACAAACTATATCGCCGAGACGTTGGCCGCCGGCATGGGTC